TCTGCCGCTGGTGGCAGGTTTTTAGGCTGATGCTATTGCCACTCGTCAGTAAGCATCTGCTGAGAGAGCCGAACAGCTCTCTGCCCAACCTGCTTGGCCCAGAGGGAATTGAGCATCCCCTTCGAGGCCTCGGCGAAATTACCCTGTTCGATAAATTTCAGTGTGTTGCGGAATTGCAGCAAGCCCCCAATGCCCATGTTGAAGGCCATGTTCATCAGAACGGCTTGGCGAATGGGGGAGATTTTATCTATCCAAGGCAGGGCGGCTTCTAGTTCCGCCCTCACCTTGGCTATGTCATTCATCAGCATGAAGATGGCTTCTTCTTTGCTGATGCCACGGTCGTCGAGGTTCCTGCCAACGCCGATGGTGAGTTTGCCGACTGTGTCCCTGTAGGCCTTGAGTCGCAAGTCCTCATCGCGGATTAGCTGGTCAACGAGGTTGTCCACGTTAGTCCTTTAAGGTAGTGGGGTCAACGGGCGTGGCATAGAGCGGGTTGCTGCGGGCTACCGCAGACTCCGCCTGTGCATCTCGACGCGGCTGGAGGATGCGAATAACTGACTTCTGGTAGACAGCAAGCCGGTCGCGCATCTCGTCGGCAATCTTCTTCGGGACGAGGTAGGTGTTGCCTGCAGTGAAGGTTCTGCCGTTGATGCCAACTGAGGCATGAGTTTCCCCGAGGGTGTTTTCTTTCGGGATGGTTACATACTCCCAAGTGTCCTTTGGAGTGTCCCAGTCAGTCTGCATGTTGCGCTTGGCTTCAATGCGCTGGTCGAGAGTTAGTTCTTTAGGGGCTGCCATTTACAATCCTTTTGGGGCCGGGGCAAACCGGCCCCCTTAATTGGCTAAAGGTTAATGTTAGTTGTTCACGCTGTTGAGGCCTGCGCTACGAACCCTAATTATCCAGTTTTGGTTGGTGATAAGGCTCTTAAACGCAAACTTCCAGCCGAGCTTGCGGCTCTGCTGCAACGGGTCGGTCTGACCGCCGGGAGCCACAACATAGACTCGCAGGTTCTGGAGGTCAGTGATTTGATACGCCATACGCGCAATGGCGAAGCTGGAGTAGACTTTGTTGGCCTGTCCAGAGGTCGCCTGCGACGTGGGGTTCAACGCCGGAGAGTTCGACTTCACAATCCGGAACCCGCCCAAATTGCCCACTTCGCCACGCCAAATCTTATCTGGCGCTTGGAACTGAGCAGCCGCCTTGAAGTCGGGGTCTTTCAGAATTCCCGCATAAGGCTGGGGCGAGGTTAGGAACACATACGAGCCGTCCTCGAAGGGACGGCCAGCATTGTCCGACAGAGTTGCGTCGAGTTCAATCAGGTCAACATAGCTGACCAAATCGCTCGCGAAGAGGCTGGTGTCACCCGAACGGCTGTTCGGACGATACACAGTGGTGGCGGCATCCAACACGTTGAACACCAGCTGGTCATAGACTTCAGCAGCCTGCAGACCAAGCACATACATGGTGCGCTCAACGATGTTGTGGCGAGCAGTAAGCTCGGCCAAGTCAGACAAGCGCACGACAGCACCGTACTGCTCAATCGTGGCTTCGAACTGGCTTATGGTAATCGGCACCGCATCCGGAGGGATGCCCTCAGTCAGCTGGGTCGGGGACGCGCTAACAGAGAGTTTCTCTTCACGGGTGAAGCGGATGGTCTTGGACGAGTTCGACGGCAGCGGGTGCTTGTCGCCAAACTGGTCAAGAATGGTATTGCGCTCCGCAACTTCGAGCATGCGAGCGGACATGTAGGTGATTAGTTCCGCAGCGGTACTGCCAGCATTGCCAGCCGAGCCGCTCGTAACTGTCACTACATCCGCGCCGAAGCCGAGGAGAGCGAGAATCAGATTTGAGAAGCGATTCATTTAATCCTCAGAATTGGGGCTCGCCCAGACCTGAGTTAGAATTTGATATCTGCGATACCTTTGGCCTCTGCTTCGCGGATGATTGCCTGACGACCTTCTGGAGTACGGAGGTCGGGGGCAGCAGCCGGAGGCGGAGGAGTCATGGTGGCGGCAGGTACTGTGGTTCTAGTTTGTGGTTGGGGAGCTGAAGTAGGTACAGCGGCGTTTTTAACTAATTCGGGCACCCTGCGTCCTTGGCTTGCAAAATACGCCAAACGATACAAGCCGGGGAGGTTGTTTGAGAAGCCCAAGTTGTTTTCTGCTTGGTTGATTGCTTCCCTTAAGAGGGGTTCAGATTCCAATACTTCGTTGTAGGAATTGCTGGCTCTGAATGTACGGAAGTCAGGGATATCAGTGGCGACCGCCTCGACTGCACGGCTCCTAGAGACATCAGTGAGCAGTGGCATAAGAGGGCTTGCCATGTCATTGAAGAACTTCTGATAAACCTGAGCATACGCTTTGCGGTCGCCACGCTGGGCAGCTTCCACCAAGTCGTCGTAGAGTTTTTCCCCGTTTTGGGCGTAGTTGACAACTTCAGGTTGTGCCTGAGGTTGAACTGCTTTGCCGGTTACAGGGTCTACACCAGTACGAGCAATTTCTGCTTGTCGCAGGCGCTCGATGAGATTGTCCTTTTCGGCAATCCCCCTACTTGCCTCCTCCGCATTCTTATAGACAGTCCCGGTCGGAGTCCGTAGGAAGTACTCGTTCTCGGGGGTCTGTGCAGGCGCGGGAGCTTGTGGCTGCGTCTGAGCAGGAGGTTGGGGCGGCTGTGGCTGAGTTGTGCTCGCCAACGGGTCGGCCTCGGGGTTTCCAAACAACTGGTCGAGGTCGAAGTCACCACCGGGGGCATCGGTCATATCGACCCGCTGTCCGATGATGGTGGAGTTATTGTCTGACATTACTAATCACCTTTGTGAGGTTGAGATAGCCCTTGTGGGGCTTTTATTCTATTACTTCTAGTGCAGCGAGGTGTTGGTTGAAGAGTTCTTGCTCGTCAGCAGTTGCCTCGTGCACAGCAGGGCGAGGAGTGTGGGTTAGTCGTGAGATTGTGTCTTCGAGCCAACCACTGTAGTGAATTCCTGCCTGCAGAAATTTGAGTTGAGTCTCGTTGAGGGTGAAGCCATTTTCCAACTGGTGCTTCAAACCTGCGCGCTCTAATTTGAGGCGAGTTATTAAGTATTGAAACGCCGGGTTGTGTGAGAGCGTGCGAAGAGACTCTTTGAGGTCATTGGATAGAGGGGGGAGTTGTGTTCCCTTGTCTACCTCGACCTTGATATGTTTTACCCTCGTGAACATTATTTCCCTCTGGTGCCACCAATGTTGGCACCCATGTTTTGAGCAAAGTCTTTGATTGCGTCGCTAAGGCCAGCACCGGGCATCTTGGTTGGGATGTGGTACTTGCGCGGAGCCCCGCCGCCTTTGCCTTGGCCGACGGATTGAGGCTTGGATTGGCCGACGCGAGCCTTGGATTCGGTGTCGAGCATGGCTTGAAAGACCATCATCTCGATTTGCTGTTGCATCGCGGCCTGCTGCTCCATCTGAACTTGCTGCGGGGTCTTGACGATGCGGTTGAAGTTACGTACCTCGAAGACCTTGAAGACTTCCTTCAGGGCCTCGTACTCGTTGATGTACGGGCTGCCGGAGAGAAGGTTGATGAGTTCAAGCAGCGTGCGCTTGCGAACTTCCTTGTTGGTGGCGTAGTTGGCGGCTACGATGTCAAAGTCGAAGGTGCCGACGATGTCTTCGGGGGAGAGCGTGACCCACTTCTGGATGGCTGGAGGATTGCCAGTTATTTGAACCTCAATAGGGTCAGTGATGAATTGCTGAACCATCGAAGCGCACATCTGAAGCAACGGCTGGAGAATGTCAATCTCCAAGTTGCGAATTACCATTTTGAAGCGGAAGTTGCTCTCGTTGACGACTTGGTTGATGCCGGTTGCTGTCTTGTTGTTGGTGGGCGAGCCGACACCCTTTGAGTAGAAGTCGCTAACTCCGGAGGTCATCTCAATCATCGCTTTGTAGAGTTCGAGGATTTGATAGTCCTGAGCGTTAGGCGTGAAGAAGGGGAGGGGCTCGACGACATCTTTTGGGTTGCCGTTTACAGCGACCTTGCCACCGGGAACGTTGAAGTTGTTCAGAGCTTCGTGGTCGATGTCGGCGTTTGAGTCGTAGGCGTAGCGTCTGTTGATGCCGAGGTTCCAGTTGTC